TCTTGACAAATCCGATCTTTTTATCCAAACAGATATTGTTCCTTTATCTTCATTATCTGTTGTTGCTGATGTTTGAGATAAATAATCTGTGTTACCATCCTCAAATCTTAATGAGTTAGCTACATCATAGCCTGTGTCTTTTATGGAGTTAGTTCCAAGTATTAGTGGCATTAAATCTCCTTTGGAAATTCAGCTAATGGTCTTGTTATTGTTCCGTCATCTTGTTCTGTGTATTCGTATAATGCTTTTAATTCATCAACATTAGTACAAGCATCTATTTGAGTTTCCATCTCATTTGATTTTGCTCGAACATCTGCTCTAAATGTAGTGATATTTTCAGGAACATTATAATCTGAAACTTCATTAGCTTTTACTACATACCAATCTGTTTTCTCTAGTAACCCTGATGCTTGTTGTTTTATAATTCTTTTCTTGTCAGTTTTTAAACCATAATTAATTAATTGTACTCCATCATCATCTAATACAGGATCACCATTTTTATCTACTGCATTTTCATCATTTAATCTTTTAGCAGTTGCAGTTCCCCAAGATTTAGTAACTTGACCATCTGCAAAGTTATATTGTTCGTTAGTGTTATTATAATATGCTGGGTCTTTGTAATTAGTTGAATCAGTTATAACTTCATAAATACCTATTGCATTTAATTCTGATTGTGACCATAAAGAAAATATCTTAGCGGGATATCTCACATCTCCTATTACAATTGATTTAGGATTTGTTATTATTTTTGTTATTTCATTATCTTCTACTATTGCATACATATTTTAACTTTCACTTAAATTTAATGTTCTACCTACTTCTTGCCATACAGCACCATTGTATCTGAATACAAGAATATCTGTTTTACCATCTGTTGATGTAAATGTTGGTGCAGTTGATGCTGCAAATTCAAATACTGTGTTAAATGCAATTGTGTGTGAACCATTATAGTTAATTTCTAAACAGACAAATGAACCTTCAACTGAATTAGTTGGTGCAGAGAATGTAGTGTTTTCTGTTGTTAGATGATATGCGTTTGGTTTTGCTTGCACATCCCAAGCAACAGCATTTGAAGATGATGTTAATGCTTGTTGTGGAATATAAGCTAGATCGTTAAATTTAATGTATCCAGCTCCTTTTGCTGTGAATTCTAAACCAACATTTGTATCACCACCTGATGCAGCAATAGCAGGATTATTTCCTGTTGCAGCATTAGTCACTTCTAATTCGTTTACTGCTGAAGATGTTGTTTGAAATATAATTTGTTCGTTTCCATTTGCATCTGCAATAAAACCTGCATCTGCAATCTTTGGAGCCGTTAAAGTTTTATTAGTAAGTGTATCTGTAGATACTAAAGATACTAAAGTTGAGCTTGATCCTGCAGGTAGTAACATTTCATTTGTAACACCTGCTGAGTGTGGTTGAGATTTTATTATTTGACCATGTGAATTAGATTCACAATTTAATTGTATAGCACCGGCGTTATCATTACCTCTAACAGTTAAATGACCTGTTCCTTTTGCTTCTAAATCTAAATCAATATTTGTATCACCACCTGTTGCTGATATTTTAGGTGGATTACCAGTTGCAGCATTAGTTACATCAAATTGATTGACTGCTGAACTTGTTGTTTGAAATATTATCTGTTCATTACCATTTTCATCTCTAATACCATGTGCATCATCTATATCTATATTATGTGAATTTGTGTCTAAGTTACCACCTAATTGTGGTGAAGTATCAGAGACAACATCTGCAATACCTGTATTAACAGAGATAATATCTGGATTTGTACCATCATTAGCTGATGCAAAAACTACTTTATCGCCTTTGTTTGTTGCTGAAAAAGTAAAAGAATCTCCTGAACCAGAAACATATTTAAATTGTACGGTATAAGCACCCGATGTTGAATTTCTTAAAATATAAAAAGTTTGTACATCTAATGGAATTGTTACAATTTGGTTTCCTGTAATACTTCCAGTAAACTCAATCATCCTGTGAGATAATACAGCTCCAGTTGATCCATCAGAAACTGATAAGGTTGTTGTTTGTGCACCGCCAGCTATTGACTGTTGAGTAAAACCACCAGAAATCTGTTCTATGATTTGTAAATTAGTATTAGTTTTAGTCCCCCATGTACCAGCGTTTTCACCAGTTGCTTGAAGTTCTACCCCTAAAGGTGTGTATGTTGATGCCATAAAAAATTCTCCTACTATGCAGCGTCACTATAACTTGTATTTGATCCAGTTGCAACATCTGAATAAGTGTCATTCGAGCCTGTTGAAACATTACTATATGACGTATTTGAACCGGATGCAACATCCGAATATGTATCATTCGAACCCGTTGAAACATTACTATAAGATGTATTTGAACCAGTGTCAACATCACCATATGCGAAGATATCTACAGTTCCTACACTGGATGTTATTGAAAAACTATCTAATCCAACAATAATATCTGTTAAAGATACAGAGCCAACACTAGCACTAAATGATTGACCAGTTAATCCTAGACCCTCTTCTATTGTTAAAGAGCCCACAGATGCTGTAGCTGATTGACCTGTTGGTTGAGCAACGGCACCACCTAATCCGACAATAGTTCCTTGACTAAATGTTGCTTCTAATCCAGATGGTTGAACTACATCGTTTGGTATTGTAACACTACCAACACTAGCGGTAAATGATACTCCTGTTAATTGTGTTTCTTGTGAAGAAATACCTTGTGCAGTTCCTTGTGCTGATGTGATTGATACACCAGAAAGTATGGCTGTTTCGTTTGGTGCTTTCGCTGTTCCTTGACTTGCGGTAAAAGATTGGCCTGATAGACCAATAGTCATATCATTAACAGTTACAGATCCAACAGAAGTAGTTGCAGACTGACCAGTTAATCCTACTTGCATGTCTACAACAGATATTGCACCAACTGAAAAAGTTGCTGATATTCCTTCTACTACAACCGGAACAAAAGCCTCACCTTGTGATGATGTAATAGATTGTCCCGTTGGTGTAATTATAATATCAGGTACGTCAATTGAACCAACACTAGATGTTATAGATAAACCTGTTGGAAATATTGTTGCGTCTTTGAGTTCGCCCCACTCACCATCGTTCCAGGCTTGTGCACCCCAACCAGTTTTTAAAGTTACGGCTTCATTCCAATTAGCCTGATCCCAGGTTAACCGGCCCCATCCTGAAGTCACCGACATGGTTGACCTCCTACGCTAATCTGATTATCGCGTTACTTGCGTCTGCTGCTGGAAATTCTATTTTAAAAGTTCCGTTACTTGCTGTCTTGTCACCACCAAAAGCAATAATAGCAACGGCATCGGTTGTATTTGAACCACCGTTTGTTGTTGTATTATATATCATTGCACCATTTGCAGTAAAAGAAGCAGAAGAATAAGTTACATCTGAAAAATCTGTAAACGCTGTTGTACTAGATAGTGAAACACCTGAGTTTGTAAGAGTCGCTCCACCTGCAGAGTATGCAGATCCTGATGTATTTGAAATTTCATTTGATGTTGAGTAGTCAGTTGTAGCTGCACCTAATGATGCAGAACTTGTAAAAAGAGCAATCTTAAAAGTGTGTCCACCTGAAGATTCAAAACTGTGTTTTCCTTGTAAAAGTTCTTGTTTAAAACTTGAACATATTGCTGATGTTATTGCCATAATTTATTCTCCTACGGGTTTGCTGAGTTAACTGGAATACGAACAGCGCCATCTGTGTAGTCATCTCTTCGTCTTCTACCAACTTGCTCGTTAGCAAACTTCTGTACTTCTTGTTTATATTTGTTTTCATATAAAGTCAACATGTCTATCGGGCCTTTTAAAAAACCATATGCCTCTGATAAACAGCAATATAAAAGGCCGTTTGAAAAATTCATACTAATATAATTAGTGTCATTATTTTCTAAAAGATCTGGCATTTTATTGAAATGTACTCTAAATCTATAAGTAGTATTAGGAACTGGAGCAAAAGCTATACGTCCAGATGTTGTATCAGATTCTCCTGTACCTCCCCCAAACATCGCATAATATTTAGGTTGACCTTGAGCTGCTGATGTTCCTGTTACATCTTGAAACTCTTGTAGGTAAGTATAATCTTTTTTCTCTAACCATCTATTAGCTCCTGTAGTTTCAGATCCTGCAGTGCTGTAAACCTGTATTCCTCTAATAAATAATGCACCTGCTGGAGCATTAATTGATTCTTGTCCAGCAACTAGATTACCTAATTGTTGTTTTCTATCTGCATCAATAGGTACATCTCTAAATATTCTGTATTGTGCATTTAAAATTATATTTTCTAAAACAGCATCTGTTAAAACATTAGAATCTGTTTCAGTATAACTTCTTATTTGAGTTTTTAATCCTGATGCACTTAATCCAGCCATTATTTAGATTCTCCTTTATGTTTTAGACGTATCTTTTTTTGTTTTGCAGTTTCTTCATAAACTTCAAGATGTTCATCTTGTTCTGGACATGCGCATTGTTTAATACCAAATACTTTACAAATAAAATTTTTAATTTTTTTAATCATGAGCTTAATGTGACTGGTCCAACTGAACAGCCAACTCCTCCTCCTTTAACACCACCAATTGTAGCAGTATCTGTATCAACTGTAAAATGAAAAAAATTTGCTACAGAATAATCACTAGTATTTCTAGCATCATTTACATACAATCCTGTTGTAATTGTATAACCAGCTGCTTTAGCAACATTAGCACCTGTTATGCCATCAAAATCTGCAGGGTTTGCAAATTGAAATGTTCCACCTGCTACAGTTATAGCTAAAGGTGCTCCTCTAAATCTGTATGTTGTTCCATTTGTTAAACCGTGACCAGGTGCAGTTACGTTAATAATTCTTGAACCAGAAGAATAAGTTTCAAATCCATTTTCTGGTATAGAATATGGAACATCATTTTCTGTTCTATCTGGTCTAACATTACGTAAAGAAATAGAATCACCATTCATAGGTTTTGGTTCTAATTGTGGTTGTTTAGGTTCAAATTCTGATACGTGCACAAAAGATCCATTCCATTCTCTAACCATTTCTTTAAATGGAAATTCTAGACCAGATCTATCAGATATTGCTTTTGCGTATTTACCTGTTGCGTATTTTGCCATTATACTCCTGGGTAGTATGCTTTTGGTGTTATGTATGTGCTAGAAGCTGAACCATCTTCTGCTAATGCTCTTGCTAGTTCGTCTTCATAAGCTAATTTTGTAGCTTGCATAAGTTGTGGTTGATATTTTTGTGATAAATAATAAGCTAATCCTGAAACCATACAAGGCACAAATCTAAATGGAACGTCTGTTGCATTTGTATAATCACCTACATCTTGTATTCTTTTTATAAAAAAGAAATGCATATCTTTAGATGCGTTTGTTGAATCAGGCGTTGGATAAATATGTATTCTAACTTTATCAATAAATCTCTCTACCCAATATTGATTAGGTGTTCCTTTAGATAATTTGTTTGAGAATCCTGCATAAGTAGATCTATCTACTTTAGTCATTGGACTATCTGATTGAGTTGTTTGAGTTCTATTAGATCTTAATTGTGCTTCAAGGACATCGGATATTCCAAATACACTAGCTGGAGCTGTAGTTGTTGCTGAAGTTCCATCGTCACTTGATCTAAAAAAATCATAATCTGATTGTCCTTCAATTAAATCTAAATTAGTATCTCCTATTTCCCAATAGTGAATACCTCTATTACCCCACTCTTGAAATAATATATTAAGAGATCTTCTAGCAGATTTAAGTTGATAACCTGCTACAGAATTTAATCCAATACGTTCAAAAGCATCTTCTATTATTTCTTCAATAGAAAAAGTTTTATCAAACGTTGCTGTTCCCGAAGTGGTATTAGCCATTTAAAATCCTATTCGTAAACTTTAATCCATTCACAAACAACTGTTGCATTATCACCTGCTGTACAAGCTGGTAATACTATGTTGACGTCTCCACTGTAACCACTAGCTTCTGTATTTTTTAAACCACCAAATGAAGAATAGTCATATTCCATTTCTCCATTTAAAGTTTGAAAAACAATATTAGTTCCAGAATTATCCCATTCCATACGTAAAGCATCTACTGGTGCTGTCACTGAAACGTTAAAACTAACTTTATTTAATCTTACAGTTAAACAGCTTTTTCCTGCTGGACTTTTTGCTAGTTCAGAAACATCAACTATTTTAGTTGTGCTTCCAGAGTTATCAGAAACTACATTATAGTGAGTGATTAATTTTTTTGATCCGTCAAATACAGTTGTATTTAATACTGTGTCTGCCATGTTTTTTCCTCCTGTTAAAGAGTGCCTGCATTACCAGGCACTCCGAGTTAATTATTACGCGTCTGCGTATGGTGTTACTATTGTACCTGATCCAATCAATAAAGAATTGTGAACCATGTATGTAGCAGTATCAATCGCAGTGAAAGATACTATACTACCAGCGATTCCACCTTTTGTAGAACCATTCATAGTAATAACATCGTTAGTTGCAGCTGGTACGAAAGCTTTTTTCGCACCGTCGTCTACACCAATTAAGATTGCACCTTTGAATTTATCAGTACCGTCTGTTTTGATGTCCATATCAGTTGCAGCTGTTTCAACAAAAAAGTTAAAAGTTGCACCGATGTTGTTTAAGTTATTAAAGTCATTATCACCTGCTGATGCGCCATTTGCATTTACATTGATTGAAGGTAAAGTAAATTTACCGTCAGCGTCATTGCAAAGTAAAATTCTACCCGCATGTGCAGCAACTGTTAATGTTGTGTCAGCTGTTAAGCTAACAGTCATACCAGGACCTGTACTTGTAAAGCCATTTTTAGAAATGACTGGTCCTGAAAACGTAGTGTTTGCCATAGTATTATCCTCCTAGTTATTTGAATATCGTCTCTAGGCCGTCGACTATACGCGTCGATATTCAATTAATTGTATAGTGATAAAACTATATACTAGATTTGAGTAGAGTGCAAGAGAGCCTGTAATGTGGAGTGGATTTATTCCAACGATGTAGCTTTTTATTAAGTAGCTACTGAAACTTGCGGAGCAATACCTTCAACAGTATTTTGTTTGTGAGCGATAGCTGCTTCTGCTAACTTAATGTCAGTGATGACTCTTTTAACTTTGTCATCAATTCTGACCATTTCAAGAGTATATCTACCATTAGATAGATGCTCCTGTTCCCACTTCAACTCCAAGGACCTTTTTTCTTTGTATAGGTCTTGTATCATTAACAACCTCCTCATAGGTTATTCTATTCAACGGACCAAACATTCCCGTTTTTTCCCAAACTATACTAT